GACGAACCGAATAATGAAGTCATAATATCTTCAAAATCGGATTGAGCTAAGTTAGTCGTATCAGCTACACCTTGAGGAAACGCACAAGTAATATAACTCTTTAAGTTAAATACTGCACCATTATCACCAGGAGCCTGACCACTATTTTGAATTTCCAAGAAGTAAAGATCAAATCCTGAAATACCAAAGTACTCAGCATAGATCTTATCTTTAGGCATATAAGAAGTGATCTGATCTTCAGAACCTTTCTTACCAAGAGCTTCTTTTTCAAGAGCGGCTACTTGTGCTTGAGATCCACCAGAACCAATAGAAGAAGAAGTTTGTTGTGTTTTAGTTGCATTTTCTGCAAGATCACCTTGAAGAGCAACAGAAACGTTCAACAAATCAGCATTATCTACAAGAGTCAAACCAAACTGAGTAGCTGCACCGGTAATATCCAGAGTAGCTGCGTTAGCAATAGTTTGAGTTGGGCCTTGATAAGGACGATCAAGAACAAGAGTAGTAGTTGCAGTTCCAGTAACAGCAACATAATAGTCACCATCCAGAGAAACAGCATCACCTACAGAAACACCGTGGTTAGCAGAAGTTGTCAATGATGTTGCACCATTAACAGCAGATACTGTTGCCGAAGTAGCAAATACTGCACCTGTACCATTATGAAGAATCTTAATCTTCGTTTTGTCGATGAAAATTTCATCAGTACGTTTATTAACATTTTCTACCCAACGCTTTAAAAGTGTATAAGCACTTTCAGAGTTAGCAAGAGCAGAAGCAGAAAGTTGTACTTTCTGAAAAGGTTGATTAAAACCAGAAACGTGATAATTCTTATTAATCACATTAATAGTGAAATCCATACCTTTTGTTACTGTAGGAAGATTAAGGGAACCAGAAGATCCATTATAACCTACACGAATTTCTCCACGTACAGGAGCAACATACTTAGCACCTTTAGCTACTTTCAAGCCAAGAGCCTTATCAATAGGTTGAGATACTTCACAACCGGAAGCTTTACCTACAGCAATTACTACTTCTTTACCAACGAAAGAAGCAGCTTCAATTCTACCAGCGGCTTCACCACCACCATCACTAATCAATACTAACTTGTTAAGGTTAGTAGAACCAGCTTCATGGATTCCATAAACACCTACGGCACCTTCGGCAAGAAGATCCGGTGTTAGAGCTGTGTTTTGCGTAGCAGAGCTTTTGCTAGCAGCATAATTCACGTCTTTAAATACTAAAACTTTACGAGCGTGCATTTGTTTATTGTTTAATTAAATTGTTTAACTCTGATCAATATTCACAATCTTTTGTTGTGATGTTTCAATTACCTTCATTATCTTAGTTACTGTCATCTTAACAATCATATAATGTGTCGTATCTGGAAGATCACAATCTACTGAATTATTTGCATCATAATCACCATTTTGATCTTTTGCATATAAAACCTTTGCAGGTCTTTTTATATAATCCAAGTAAGCCGAATTTACAGAAAAGTTTCCTTCTGTGTAAATATATACATCAGTTCCAGCAATTTCACCAAGAGGGGAATCTTTAACTGATTTATGAAAAGCACTTCTTCTCATATTATCAATATTTTGACTCTCCCCTACTCGTAATGTAGGAAAAGGAGTAACAGTTTTTGTTACTTCTTCTCCATCTTCATTACAAGTATAAGTGACTTCAAGTTTAGTCTTTATATGATGAAGATAATCATCAGGTAGAGTAAACTTACGACCTTCACTAAAATTACTTAATGCTCTACTAGCCTCTCTTGAGTGAATAGTTCTTAAACTATCCAAAGAAACTTGATTTGCTTGGAAGCCATCTGCCTCGGTAATCTTTGGTTGACGACCTTTACTAAGATCAACTACAGCTTCTATAAAAGCATAAATCTGTTCGTTAATCTTTAAATCAATTTCCTCTGATTCAATATTATCATAGGCAAAGAAACTCATCTTTTGGAGATCTTGCTCTATAAGCCTATGCATATCTTGAATACTAAGTAAAGCTGGCATTAAGCAATATGATTTTTAATACGTTCAATAACTAACAATTTATCTTGTTGATTAGCAGAGTTCTCAAGATAACCTACAGTTTGTTGTAGATTACTACCTAGAACTTTACTATCCAAGAAATAGCTATTACCATCCTGAATTAATACTCCAGCAGATACAGCCTTTCTAATCAGAGCTTTAGTTTCCAATGAAGGATCAGTTACAATATCTTGGAACCTGAACAAGTCTTTGTCTTTCATTTTCTCCAACTCCATTTGTTTTTGAGTAGGTGAAAGACCTGCAATATTGATACCTAGACCATTATCACCACCAGCAGTTTCAAGAATCCAATCAATTTTTACCAAATCTTTTGTATCTTTTGATTCTACTAGTTTGATGAAGATTCTATCTATCTTCTTACGCATTTCAAACATGAGTTCTTCTTTCTCCTGTTCTTTCTGTGTATCTACAACATAAAATTCGTAGATAAACATATTATCAAGTTGTTCAGGACTTGTTGCAACTGCACCGTGTTCTTTACACCAATTGTATTTCATATAATCATCAAGATTGATGGGTTCTACCGCACCAGTCCTAACATTCTTCTGAAATCCAACTTCTAAAATAACACCACCTTCTGTTGGTACCTCAATAAAGAAGTTACACCAGAAATCTAATACTTTCTGATTCCATTGATCAGACTCTTTTCTTACACCTAGTATACCAGGAAGATAGAAAATTTCTTCCTCTGGTGAAAGACCACGTATTACATCTCTTGTTCCCTTCTTCCATGAAGCACCAATTTTCTTAGTTACTTCATCTCTAATGAATTTAGCACCAGGATCTTTAGGAAGAATAGAAAATTTATTTACTAGTTTGACACTAACTTTTCTACTACCTAGTTTTACCTTTTTGCCAAAATGATCATATTCTACTGGATTAATAACAGTAGCAGGAGCTTGTTTAGCTCCTGTTACTGATTCCTTTACTACATCTGTTTGTTCCATAGTATATTAGTGGTTGTTTTATGGTTAGCTAATGTTACAAGTCAATTTAAAGCAGTTTGTAGGCTTCATGATTGCAATACCATGAGTTTTCATCCACTCAATGGAAGTTGCATCAATATCAGAAGAAGCGAACAAAGATTCATCATATCCAGGAGCACCCGGCATACCTTGAACAATTCTATTTACTTCTTCACGACCTGCTTCAGATACATATTGGATGTTCTTCTGTCCATCATAAACAGAGTTATCAACACAATACATATTATATGATTCAAGAGGAAGTCCATCAATAGGATGCAAAGGAGAAATATCTGCCATTACACCTTTATCCATCAAAGGAAGTTTAATGAACTTCACAGTATGTCCATCAATATGACGATACATATTAAAGTATGCACCAAACATCATGCTATTTCCACTACCTTGAACCTGCTTAGTATCTACAAGAGTAAATCCAGCAGAAGCAGCTTTCATAGCACGGTCAGCTTCACGCATACCACCTGTACCAGTATAGATTTCTACATTAACTGTAGAAGCATCACTAGCATTGAAGAAGATGTCCGTAATCAGGTTTTCAATCTTCTTGGTTGTAAGCATAGCATAAGTATCGCTATTAGGAATCTGTTGAAGCATACCAGCTCCAGAAGGAACTACTTCACCAGAATCTTCGTCAATAACGTGGATGACACCATTTTCATCCTTGTTATATTCTGAATACCAAAGATCAGTTTCACATTTTTCTTTAAATTCAAGTTGACGCAAGAACATTTCCCACTGTGTCCAGTACTTAAATGTCTTACCATCAGCTTTAATCTCAAGAACCATAACCTTATTCTTTACGTTACCTGCAATCTTATAAGTATCACGAGTAACAGTAATTTGGTTAGTAGTTGTGAACGGAGCATAGCTACGAGATTCAACTCCCTTAGAACGCTCTTTACCTACTTTAGCAAGGGAACGACCCCAAACACTACCAGCAGCAAGATCAGCCGGAGGTACATAAGCAGAAGCAGAAGGGTTCATTACGACTAATTCGTATTCCCATCCACCATTTACTTGACGAGGATCACTTTGTACACGACACTCTATTTTACTAGGTGAATATACAGACAGTGATTTGTGGAACCAACGATCAGCAAATACTACTTTAAATTTAGTATGCCCTTTACCAGGACGATCGCTAGCAGCGTAGCTAGAAACAGCTACAGTAGAAGTTTTCTTAGGTTTACCAATTACAGCTAGCTTATAGCTTAAATCAGTAGAACTAATACGTTTTACATTACCCATACCTTCAGTTACAAATGAAAGTGGAAAGCTACGGCTTCCAAATTCAGCAGAACTTCCATAAGCATGAGTAACCATAGGAGCTAACCACTCACTTTGAGTAAGGAGAGCCTTACTTATGTGATTAGTAGAGGTAAACTCTTTGTCATTAAATGTTGCTGGATATAATTCCAGAACTGGATTGTGTGTTGCACTCATAGTTAATTAACTTATTTTTTCTGTTTCATTAATGTTTCAAAATTAACTTGTCCTAAATTAATATTAGGTGACTGAGTTCCTGCGCCAGCTAGTCTACCTCCGCCCCTTTTATTATTATCTTCAGCAGCTTTCTTAAAAGCAAAAGTTCTTGTTTGTTGTTTAGTACTAAGACCAATATTCTTAAAGTCTTTCATTACTAAATAATCAATAAGTAACCTTTGTCCTAAAGTAAGCTTTGCTCTTTTATAGTCAATAGCAGTATTACCTTTTTGATCTACAGGTTTAAATACAGCATCTTTAAATGCTTTAATATCAGCAGTAGGAATTGACAAGCCATCAAAATCGTTCTTCTCAATAATTGCTTCTGCTTGTTTTGCTAATTCTGCTATTTCTTCTTGTTCAGCTTTAATACGATCTTCTTCAGCTTTAATTTGAGCATCAATCTTAGCTTTATGATTTTTCTTTAAACTATCTAAAGCTACCTTAGCTTTCTCAAATAGTTTACCATTAGCTTCATAAAGATCAAGGAAATTTTTAATATCATCATCAGAAAGATCTTTTTCTTTAAAAGCTAACTCTATTACTTTCTTCTGATTATTAATAGCTTTAGCTTTATCTTCTTCAGGAGTAAATTCATCAACTTCCTTTAGTTCAATATTTTCAAATGCAGGTTTAGTATTACCTAAAATAAAAGTATCAATACTTTTACCACTAGTAACGTGTTCATAAAACTCCTTCATGTAAGGTACTTGCTGTAACGCTTCTATGAACTGTTTTTGAACAAGTATAGGAGTTATATCTTTTGTAAGTTGTTTTAAACCATCAGGACTATTTTCATAAGTTCCTTCAAGTTTAATACCATATAATCCTTCTAGTTCCTGACGAGTAGCTGTAATCTCATCTACTTCTTGTTGAGTATATTTTTCAATAAACTCTTTTTGCTCATCAGTTAATTTCTCTGGCTCAATTTTACTCAATTCTTCTAATTGAGCTTGAATCTGTTCTTCAGTTGGTTCAGTAGGATCAGGCTCATCCTTTCCTCCTTTACCAGCTTCTTTTTCTTTTAGTAAAGCTTCTGCCCTAGCTAACTTTTCTGCTTCTGTTAGTCCATCTTCACCAGCACCAGGTGTACCACCGGCATTTCCTGTTGAAGGCATTTTTGAAACTAGTCCAAGCAAATCAGGTACTTCGATCTCCATAATAATAAGTTTTAAATTTAGTGGTTATATATTTATAATACAATAGGTGGAAAAATCCATCTATATAGCTTTTTCAGTTTTTACTTCTCTCCGCTAGTTTTGTTCTTTAATGCTGTTCGATTATTATCTTTAGCTATACGTTCTTTAGAAGCAATTTCTTTTAACTTAGTCGCGTTCTTCATAAGTTCTATTGCGTTCTTTTCTAACTGCTCCCTTTTAGCAGATAATTCTTCACTACCTGCACCAGTCTGTTGAAGTTTCGCCATTTGATCTGCAATAGCAATACCTTCATTAATAAGTGCTACTTGAATATCCGTATAACTTTCAAGATCAGAATCATAGTATTGAAACTCTAATTCTTTTTGTGCAATTCTTTCTTGAGAGGCTATGGCTTCTTGTTCTTGTGCTAGATTTTGTTGTCTAACCATTTCCATCTTCTGTTCAAGTTCATCCATGATTTCATGAACAGCACTATAATTACCTGCATCTATTAATTTAACAATAGATTTAGGATCAGCACCATTTTGAATTAAAGGTTGAATACTATTTTTAACTGTATTCAGTTTTTCTTGTTCTCTTGAACTATTACGAACAAAAACTCCAAAATCAGTATTAACATAAGAAGAAGGATCCATGATATTAATCATAGACTTCTCCCCATTAGTTTTTACAAATTGTGATTGAATACCATTAATAAAAGCAAATTTAGATAATTCAATCATACCAGTATATTCTCTTTGTTCAAATTCTTCATACTCAACAAAGAGTTCTTCACTCATAGTATAACTTTGATTAAGAGCATATTCAGATACAGCTTTACCATCAGAAGCAGACATTTGTGCTTTTCTTTGTCTACTAATACCACAAACATCATCATACTCCATCTTAATACTCTGAACTAACTCATAAGATTTAAGTAGATGTTGTGACATACTAAGATCAAGTTCTTTTAATGCTTGAACCATTGCTCCTGCATTAGGACGAGTATCATCAAAGAATAAGAAGCTAAATGCTCTTGTATAATACATTAACTTATCCTCATCCCATCCTTCTTTCTTAGGTATTAATCCTAAAGGAAATAATATAATCTTATCAAGAGATTTGAGTAGACTTTCTTCTGCTCTGTATTTTATAATATTTACACTCTTTTGATAAGATTCACCTTTCTTAACAATAGAAGTAGGTCTTGTGTGTCTTGCAAAATAATTACGACCATTATAAAGTAGTTTAGCTTTATTAGGTCTATTATGTTCTCCACGTTGAATAGGTACAGGACGACCACCAACAAAGAATTGATCATCTATAATATATACTTCCCATACTTCATCAACCCACTCCCATTCAATATCAAATTGTTTATTAGGATCTTTAAAATCCTCATCTACATAAATAATCTCTGGTTCACCAAATATATTAGGTAGAACAATCTTACCAACTTTTGTAGCACTTCTCCATTGAATATGCTCCACATCTATGCCAGCATCATAATTATCTTCTGGATAACGACCAAATAGATTTTTCCATAATTCTCCTTGAGCAGCTCTAACATCAATATCTGATCTACTGTAATAGTAATTATTATTCATTCCATCATCTGTAGAGATAGAATGATTATCCAAAAAGTCTTTTAATTCTTTAGTAAATCCTTCTGCATCCTGGAATCTATCATATATTTCAGAAACAGATAATCTATGTAATGCTTTTACTGCTTCACCATCTTCTATAAAATCGTGGTGTGGTGAACATAAATAAAATAAATTAATAGGACTTATAATCTCATAATAAGTTCTATCTCTAATTACATCTTTATAACTATATACCATTGCATTACATAACCAATCATAGAAACCTTTTCTAAAATTTCTAGGAAGATCATTATAATCAATAATATATTCAATAGCATCCTGACCCATTTTACTTATCTCATCAGGAAGGCTTTTAACTTTTCTAGCTATTGTATCTAAACTATTAACTACCTCTTCTTCTTCTAGAGGAACACCAACAGCTAAACTTTCATTAATAAATCTTTTTTGAAGTTCGTTAGTTAATTGTTTTTTATAGAAATCAGTCTGTACGGATTGATAGTCATAATTCTTAGCGTAAACAATAGGTGGGAAAAATCTCTTATTTTTCTCTCCCATAATTAAATGAACATTAGGAGAGATAATATCGTAGTTACGCATTTTAGCAGGATAACCTAAAAGTTCCTGCTTCTTTGTATTAATAGGATTTGTTACATACAAATAATCAGATTCATCTATTTCTCCATTAGCCAACCTATACATCTTCATCGCTTCTGCTTCATCTATCGCAGGTTGACAAGCATCGCGATAATATTCACCATTTCTTTTAACCCACTCAGGAGTTTTCTCACCTTTAGGGATACGTTGTCTTGGTTTAAGACCGGAATTTACCATATCTTATAAAAAATGTCGTCTATTGAAAAAACCAGATTTACTACTACTTTCAAGTATAGTAGGTGTTGTTTCTTTATATACCAGTTCTTTTTGGTAATACGCCAATATACGCAGTGCAGATATACGGTCAAAGTTACCACCATCAGAACGATATTGTGTTATTTCTTGTAAGGTAGAAGGACAATAGATTGTATGTAAATTTAATCTCTGTACTCCGTTCTCGTCCATACCTCTAGGAGTAATTAACCAATCATTAAGATATTTATTACCCTTATGCATACGAATATTTTCTTTACCACTACCAATATGCATACCAAATTGTCGTCTTACTTTACTCTTAGGAATATCAGCATCAAAAGCTAATTCAAATTCATCAGCTAACCAATCTAACATCTTGAAACGCTTAGCGTAACCAATAACATCACCACGATCATTTTCAAAACCTATCTTAGCATTATAATACCTAGCTAACATAAATAGGTTTCTATTATAATCATCCATAGTTCTAGGTCTACCGAAATAAGTAGCAACGATTCTATCTCCTGGAGGTATAAGATTATTAGGTTGCATATACACATAAGCAGCACCTATTGAAGTACTATCTGTACTTTGGTCAAAAGCATAAGGATCATGAGCAATAATATATAAGTTATCCGGAACCCTACCATTCTTCCTATAAGGAGCATAATATTGAGTGATACAACCAGTTAAATCATCTTCCATCCTATGTGGAAATACATCTACTGGACGAGCATCAGGATTTGGTCTAAATTCTATTTTACCATCTATATTTTGTAATTCTCCATGAACACCCATTTTATAGGCACCTGTAGCAATAACCTTATGATACCATTCCATTGCTTCATTAGCAGGCAGTGGACTATAAGTATTTCTTAGAATAGCTTCTTGTGGACTAAATGGATGTTCAGACTTAACCTGAATAAGCGCATTAGCATCTGGAGATGTAGCAGCTTCTTTTCTTTTCTTCTCAAATTTAGCTTTAGCTATAGCTTCATTACTATTACCAAAATCATCTTTCTCATCTACGTTTCTGTAAGCAGGTGTAAAATAACCACAAAAAGTACCTGCCATACCATCATCCCAAACATTATTAAATGCACGTAGATTATAAGCTTTTGGTGAATAAAACATCTTCTCCATATCACCAAAAGAACTAGCTTTAGTACCACCAGTACCAAATCCTAGTATAGTACCAAACACACTATCTAACTGTTCAACAGATGATCTTCCTACGTTATATACAGTTTCAACACCAGGAAAAGCTCCCATCTCTTCTATTAGTATTACCTTACCACGTTTACCACGATGTTTCTGTAAATTACCATCATTAAAAGTAATACCCATTACCTCACT